ACAAATTAGAGTTTGCTACAAACAACGACCCTGAATATTTAGTTGCAGCTCTACATAAGTGTTTTCTTGGTATTCGGATACCTAAAAATGCACGAGAAAAGTACAAACCTATTTTGGGGCTAGAAGCAGGCAGTAGTTATTTGTTAAATCCAAAAGCACTATTTGAAGATAAAATAACAGATGCAATATTTAAGGCACAGTATATTAGGCTAGCTGGACGCAGAGATTATCTTTCCTATAAAACCATAAAACAAAAACATCTTGACTTAACCTTATACCCAGACTTAAATATAGCTACAATTAAACACAATCCGCTATTAATAATTAAACACGCACATTTAAAATTTATATACGAGGAAACAAATGGCACTCTCATTTAAACAAACCAAAGGCAAAGCACAAACATCTAAAGTTGAATCTTACGAGTACAAAGACGGAGAAAACTCTGTTAGGCTTATTGGTGGGGTTCTTCCACGCTATGTATACTGGGTAAAAGGTACTAATAACAAAGATATTCCTATTGAATGCCTAGCTTTTAGCCGTGAAAAAGAAAAATTTGATAATCTAGAAAAAGATTGGGTACAAGATTCGTATCCTGACTTGAAGTGCTCCTGGAGCTATGCAGTTAACTGTATTGATCCTAAGGATGGAAAAGTTAAAGTACTAAATCTTAAAAAGAAACTGTTTGAGCAAATCTTAACTGCTGCAGAAGATCTGGGCGATCCTACTGACTACGATACTGGTTGGGATATAGTGTTTAAGCGTAATAAAACTGGTCCACTAGCTTTTAATGTTGAATATACTCTGCAAGTTCTTCGTTGTAAACAGCGCAGCCTTGGTGATAACGAGCGTAAGCTAGCTGATACTGCAGTATCTATTGATGAAAAGTATCCTCGCCCCACCAGCGACGAGGTAAAAGCCTTGATCGAGAAACTGCAAAAAGGTCAAGAAGAAGAACAAGAGAATCAAACAGATAGCGAACGTGAAGCTGTTAAAGATTTAGCTTAATAATCCAGCCTGCTAAGCCAAAAGTTTAGCAGGCTATTTTATCTTATATTATGAAATTACTTTTTACAGCCGACATTCACATTAAACTAGGTCAAAAAAATGTGCCCACAGAATGGGCTAAAAATAGATTTCAGCTATTTGTAGATCAATTTCATGAGATGCAAGATAAAGCTGATATGATTATTATAGGCGGTGATATATTTGACAGACTGCCTAATATGGATGAAGTCGAGCTATATTTTGACCTAGTAGCTAGCCTTCAAAAACCCAGTGTTATTTATAGTGGTAATCATGAAATGGTTAAAAAGGATACTACCTTTTTAACATATCTAAAACGTGCAACTTGGCGATTAAATAAACTAGTAACTGTATGTGATGACTATAGGAGTGATTTACTTGGTGGAGACATTGATATTATTCCTTATAATAAATTACGGGATTTTCAAGATAATTACAGTAATTTAGACTTTCAAGGTAGAGTGCTAGTAACTCATGTTCGTGGAGATATTCCTCCACACGTTAAGGCAGAAATTAACTTAGACCTTTTAAATCGTTGGCAGGTAGTACTAGCAGGAGATCTACACAGTTATGAAAACTCTCAGCGTAATATTCTCTATCCCGGTAGTCCTTATACTACTAGCTTTCATCGTAACAGAGTTGAAACTGGATGCATCTTACTTGACTTGGACAATTTGGAACATGAGTGGCTAAAGTTTGATCTACCACAGCTTATTAAGCGAACAGTAGGCGTAAGCGACCCTAAACCGCAGACATACCCCGATCATACAATCTATGAGATTGAAGGTAACTTGCACGAATTAAGTCAACTAGAAGATAGTGACCTAATCGATAAAAAAGTAGTAAAACGAGCACAAGATACTCAGCTTATTCTAGACCCTAATATGACTATGGCTGAGGAAGTTCGTGAATATCTTACCTATATTCTAGAACTAGATCAGACTACAATTAATAGCGTATTAGAGGAATTTTATAATGCCAGAGACAAACTTAGAGATTAAACAAGTTGTTGTATGGTCGCAGCCAAACTGCCCTGGGTGTGATACGGTTAAAAAATTATTAGATCAACTTGGTGTTCCGTACCAAGTTAACGTAATAGATACGCCAGAAACTAAACAACTATTTTTTAGTACACTACCGGGTGCACGCAGTGTTCCACAAATTGTAGTAGATGGTAAATGGATTGGTGGACTACAGGAATTTAGAAGATTTTTAAATGATAACAATAAAGCACTTAAAATGGTCTAACTGTTTTAGTTACGGCAAAGATAATCAAATAAACTTTACTAGTGCTCCACTAATGCAATTAATTGGTAAAAACGGACACGGTAAAAGTTCTATAGCTCTTATACTTGAAGAAGTTCTATATAATAAGAATAGCAAAGGTATTAAAAAAGCAGATATTTTAAACCGATATGTAAAAGATAACTGGTATAACGTAGAACTTGCACTAACAAAAGATAACGATGAGTATAGGATAGAAACAAAACGATCTGGTTCTCAGATTGTTAAGTTGTATAAGAATGGCAAAGATATAAGTGGGCATACTGCTACTACAACCTATAAAATTATTGAAGACATTATAGGTATTGATCACAAAACTTTTACGCAAGTAGTTTACCAAAGTGGTGCAAATAGTCTAGAGTTTCTAACTAGTGCGGATACGGCTCGTAAAAAGTTTTTAATTGAACTCCTAAACTTAACTAAGTACACAGAAGCTGGTGATCAATTTAAACGCTTACATCAAGATCTAGGAGTACTAGTAGCCAGTGCAGAATCTAAGTTGCGAACAATTCAAGACTGGATTGATAAGTATAACAAACAAAATTTAGACTTAAAACCACTCCTACCAGTTCCTCCCCAGCCAGAAGATGATATAAGCCAATATGCTAGTATTCGAGAAACTATTAGTACTATAAGTGCTAAAAATAAAAAGATTTCTCAGAACAATACTTATAGAGTACTTCAAGGTAAATTAACAATATTTCCTGTACCAGAAAAACCTACAGAAACTATTAGTGAGTATATAACTAAACGCGCTGAACATGATAAAGCTGCACAAGATGCTCAACAGTTTATTCGTAAACTAACTAATCTATCAGATTCTTGTCCTACTTGTTTACAAGCAATTAACAGAGAAAAAACTCAACAATTGCTTAGCGAGTATGAACAAATTGTTACAACTAGTAGAGAGTTTAGTAAACAGGTAAATGCAAAAATTGAAGATATTGAAAACAGATTAAAACTGTGGAAAGAAGCTATAGAAGCTCAGGCAGAATGGGAAAAATACTATCAACTAATTGATAATGATTTACCCAATGAACTCTTAGATGAAAAAATTCTACAGAAACAGTTAGATGAGTTGCAAAAGTCCATACAACAAGCTAAAACTGCAATTCAAACTATTGAGCTAGAAAATCAAGCACGACAACAGCATAACAGTAAAGCAGAGCTTTTAAAGTCTCAACTTGCTGATATGCAAGAAGATCTAAATACTTGGCAAGCTAATCTTAATAGCTTACAAAGCCGCTTAAATATATTAGCAATTCTAGTAAAAACATTTAGTACAACTGGCTTAGTAGCCTATAAAATAGAAAACTTAGTAAAAGACCTAGAAGTACTAACTAATCAGTATTTAGCTGAATTAAGTGGTGGAAGATTTCAACTTGCATTTGAGATTAGTGGTAATGACAAACTTAATGTTATTATTGTAGACAATGGTAATAACATTGATATACAAGCACTAAGCGGTGGAGAGCGTGCTAGGGTTAATGTAGCTACATTGCTTGCTATTCGTAAGCTAATGCAGAGTCTCAGCCAAAATCGAGTAAACTTACTAATCTTAGATGAAACTGTAGAAGCTCTAGACTTAGACGGAAAAGAAAAACTAGTAGAAATTCTTTTACGCGAAGAAAATTTAAATACACTACTAGTATCACACGGCTTTACCCATCCCCTGCTAGAAAAAATTACGGTTGTTAAAAAGCAAAATATTTCTAAGATAGAGGACTAAATGTTAGAAACTATATGTGACATATTTCAAGAAGGGTATAGACGTGGCTGGGTAACTACTCGAGATGGAAATGCTAGTATTAGGTATCGTGAACAAAAATACTTTTATGTAACTCCTAGTGGTGTTCGTAAGCAAACACTTCAACCAGATCAATTTAAAAAACTAAATATTATTAGTGGAATACATAGTGGAATAGTAGGTCCAGATATGTATTGGATAGACTGGAAAGAAGCTGAACATACACCTATAAGTAAAAACTTAAAGCCTAGTGGCGAAATTCCTATGCACTTTGCCTTGCAAAAGGAAATTAATACAGATACCAGAGTTGTTTTACACTTACACCCTACTTATACAACTGCAGCTATGTATAAAGGAATTGATCTAACAACATTATCTGATGAATTTCCTGAGTTAAGTAGGTATACTAAAGTAGGTAAAACTGTTCCAGCATTTTTACCACTAACTCAAGAATTAGCTGATGCGTGTGTTCGAAATCTTGGACTTGAACTAGACGGCTCATTAGAGTATAATATAGTAGGAATGGATAGGCATGGCGTTGTAGCTGTAGACACCAGTCCTTGGCGTGCTTTTGAACATATTGAAAGGTTAGAGCATATATGTAAAATTATCCTAC